GCAATAGCAACCAACTTGGTCGGAACAGCAAATGAGTAGGTCTCAAAGTCCCCGGTACTTAGGGCCATGTAACCAGCTGTGGTCAATCGCATGCCCCCACCTTCTCTAAAGTTCATCCACCATGATTTGCAGGCTTCGTCATAGGTAGGACGATCGTCTTCAGGAAGATGTTCAAGTATCCGGCGAGTGATTGAAAATTTATCGTGCATGGGGATAGATCTTATCCCCGGACTTGAGTAGCACCACAGTAAATTTGTCCGTTTTGAACTGAGTGTTGAGTTTACGAGCCAAATTGATGGCATGTCCGCTGTTGGAGAAACTGACTTTTTTATACTTGGGTCCCGGATATTGCGTGAGCATGTTGGCTGTTTTGAGATTGATAGGTTGGTTGTTGTAAAACACTGCCCACACTCCTGTAGCCGCAAGAACTTGCTCAGTTTTGTATGTTTGTTTGTCGGTATGCTCGATCAACACCTGAGGTTTTGGACGACTCATTAATTAAACTCCTACATTTATTTATCTAAAATATATGCAGTTTTAGAAAGTTTTTCCGCTCAGTTCCACTGTGATAACTTGTTCTTTTTGTGAGTCTTGTTGAAGCTGTGTTATTACCAACAATAATTTGGTAATATCTGCATGTAGATCTTTGGCATCACGCATGGGAATAACAAAGTCTTTAGCACCACGAGATTCGTGTGCCTTGACATTGTCAACAAACCGATTTATGTGTATGCTCATTTTTTAACGTATGGGTTGAGATCAGGCGGAGTCCATCCCACTGGCTTGAGTACTTTGCCATCTTCACGTTTGCGAATCTTGCCGGTTTCTTGATCAACCTTGGCAAAATTAGTACTCATGACTTCTTTCCAGGCACCTTCGCCATCTGCGCCCATTGAGTGAATAGCACCAATGGTAACAACTAAAATATCTATTAATGCATCCAACTGTTCTACACGGTTATCTGATAGTGTTGCCTCTAACAGTTCTTGTTGTTCTTCAATAATAAGATTAGTATACAATGCAAATTGCCCTTCGTTAAACTCACCTACAGTTTGATCACAAGCCTGCATAAATTCTTCTTGGTCACGAAAGGGATTCATTAGCCTGCTCCTTGGTATAAAATGGTCCTTGATACTTGTAACGTTCCAACGTGATTAATTTGGGACTCTGCACAGTCTTCCAAGTTTTGTGTTGACACACGCGATACCACCCAGCGGCAAACCAGCTTTTGGACTTGTCTGTTTTGGTATACAATGGCAATCGGTACTGCACATTCCAAATGGGATTGTAAACCTTTGATCCTGCTGGATAATCATGCACGTGATTAACAGCTGACTTGCTGACATTTAGTTTTTCGAGTTGTTCAAACTCAATGTTTGCTCGTTGTCGAATCAAGCTGATAGTTTTGAAGTTGGTGACTTGATTATCAATCTTAACTGAAAACCCATCACCAGTAGCTTCAATATTGCCTACCTTGCGATCATTTTGTTTTAAAATCCAGAAGTGATTGTCCACTACTGGTTTAGCTTTTATTACCATCTAATACTCCTTTGTATGTTTCGTTGAGCCAACGCCCAATTGGTTCTGCTTGCTCACTGAGTTTGAGCAGCTCGTACTTGCCACAGAACCTTAAAAAGTGTGCGCCTACCATAGCAACCTCTTTGTTACTGACTTGTTCACGAATATCTGCATCTATTGTATCTTTGATAGATTGTGGCTGTGCTGTGAGATCAATCAGTGTGACATTGCGTTCATAGTCGTCAAGCACCTTGTGTTCTTTTTCTTCGTGGTCGGTCCAACGCTGAAGCATGAGATTGTTCCAAGAATAGCCTTTTTTGTTGCGATCTTCAAATGCTTCAGTGATTCCCACACGATTCTTTGTGCCTTTAACTGGTGCACCAGGGTACGCCGAGAAAACATTGTCGCCGGGATCACCGCGCACACATTTCAAGAACAGCACCCACTTGTGATAGTCCACAGGTGCAACAAAGCTGGCATCAGCCTTGCCAACTTTGATCTTTGAATTGCTTTCAACACTAAACGCCAATTGCTTGCCTTTGTTGTCAACCACACCATTTACTGTGAACAAGTGATCGTTTATGCCATTATACAATTGCACATTTGGCGCAACCAATTGCACAAAGTCTGAATCACTGCTGACAATAATATGTTCATCTTGGGGGTGTAGTGCAATCCAGCGGCCTATGATATCGTCCGCTTCTGCTGTAGGGCAGCGGATCACGCTACAATTTGTTTTCTCGGACAGATATTTAGTCAGCTCATCATACGTTTCCCAAAACAACTTGTCTTCTTCTGCTTCTGTTTCGCTCATGGCACCACGGGCTACAGCACGGTTGGCTTTGTAAGGCTTGTAGTGATCTTTGCGCCAGCTACGACCTTCCAGTGCAAACACCACATGGTCTGCACCAAACTTGCGAGCAACTTTGTTAGCACTCATCATAGTGACTTGTAGTGCAAACCCCAACTTGGTCCATGTGTCACTGGCTCTGTGTGCCGAATGCCTGGCACGGAAAAACATGTTGCTGGTGTCAATTAACAGATAACGCATCGGGTTCCAATAGTTGATGTTGATGCATGTATTGTAGCACATAACTGGCCCAAAAGTCATGTGCTGCTGGGCCAAAATGCCAACTTTTGGGTGTAACAGTACAAAATCCGTTGGCTTTTAGCACACAGTCGTATGTTAACATGGGCATGTATGGGGCCATGTACTCTGGTCCCCATGCATGATGATTTGGTTGATCGGCAAAATGGTTGTTGCCATTGAAGAATACATGACGGATTTTTTTGTTTTTTAATTCGTTATGAAAATGCCAAATTTTATTGTGAGCCTGCTGAGTGGCTGTTTTCCAATCCACGTTGGCCACAAATTGTTTGTAACGTGTTTGCAATTCTGGAGGAACTTGGTCAATGCCGGATGCATTGACCTGCCAGGTCTGTCCACCATACTCCCACTCTTCTCTTTCCCAGGTGCTCCACTGTATGACCATTAACACACGATCTAATTTGTTGTAGTTGTTTCTGATCCATTCCTGAGTGGTGCGGATAATTCGATCATTGCTTGATGCTGACTCGGCATTACAATAAAATTCTCTATTTAACAGTTTGGCCAGTTGAAATCCCCAACTAACTTCTAAATTAAACGGATGTGGTCTGCGACCAAGATTGAGATAACTACTATCATCTTCGGCAAAGCAACATGAATTAACTGCTTCAGCTGCCGCAGTGTGACTATCGCCATTTACATAAAGAATCACGATACCTCGCTACGCCCGTCACCAATGTCTCGTTCTTTGATAAATCGACTTGGATTTGTCATTGCTTGTTCTTGTTCCCATGTCTCCATTACCACATGTCTGCATACATTTTGGAACCACCGATCTACCACATCGCCGTCTGTGTCTGTAGGCTTCATCATGTAACCTGCTTTGACCAGTCGAGCAATAAAGATTTCATTCCAGTCCAGTTCAAATGCACCTTGATGCAAGTTGTTGGGATCTACATCCATGCTGAGAATAGCCACGTAAGGTTCGCCTTTTTCTGTGGCTATTTGTTTTGTAGTTTTTTCGGACTCTCGTGCTTTTCGTACTGGGGGCGTCAGAGGAGCCTCAGTTGGCTTTTGATTTACTTTGGCATCTTTGCCAAACCAACCTTTGAGTTTATCAAACATTTACTTCCCCCATCCATTGCCCCATAGATCCACGTGCAATCTTGGACTGTAGTTGTAACCACGAGCAAGTGCCCAATCAGCCACATTCACTCGGTTGCGTTCGTATGGAGTGACCACACCACCTTGTGGCATCACATAGGTAACACCACGGAAGCCTGCCGCACGATATGCAACCACAGCACGATCAACTTCTTCAAAGTGTGCCAGTGTTTCTACCACAAACTTCAAATACACTGTGCCATACGTTTGATAGTCTATCACAATCTCAGGTTTGATGGCATCCGACCATGATTCACCTGATGCTGACAGCTTGGGACTTACTGAAAAAGTAATTTCTCTCTCGTCGCTACCAAATGCCCAGTCTGTCAAATACTCTTTAAATTTAGGCTGTAGCTTTTGAGTACCATTGGTTTCAAATGTAATGTTCTTCAAATCACTCATGCCGCCTTGCGACAGCAGTTCTTCGTAACCACGCTGCCAACCCAACAACGGTTCACCACCTGTGATCACAAGATGCACATCATTGCCGTTGTCTTGTTCCCACTGTTTGTTAGGAGTAAGAGCCAACATCTTTTTAATCAGTTCATCATGTGTGAGTGTGTGGCTCAAGTCCTTAAATGCAGGATGCCATGAAGCATAGCTATCACATCCGGTGTTCACAAGCGGCAGTTCAAGAAAATCTGTGTACAGGTGTATGTTCTTTGCCACTTCATCTGCTTCGGTAGACTGTACACCCGGAGCGCAGCCAAAGCCCGAGCAAGTGAAATTGCACCCGTATGTGCGTAAGAACACTGAAGGAACGCCAACAAAGCGTCCTTCGCCCTGTGCAGAATAAAATAACTCACTGACTTTTAATTTCATATCTTTGTTGCTTTAACCAGTAGATGCCAACCCAAGTATTCGCGAACTGCTTGACGCATTTCTTCGCTCATTGCTTCAAACCAAGGCTCTAGTTCATAGATACCTTGCTTGTACTTAGATACATTATACATGAAACAATGCGCTTGTCTAATGCGACCTACCTGGAATTTGCCCTCTAGCAACTGATAGATTTCTTCTTTTGTATAGGCTTTGGCATACGGACAACCAGCTTGTGCTTCGTATTGATCTAGGCCTTTTTGGATCATTGCATACTTCCAACTGTTGCGGGCATATACCAAAAACTTCAGTTCGCCACCGTCTACTGTTAGTCCGTGTATGTTATCAATAACTCGGTCAATTGCAGGATAGTGATGTAACACACCACAACTGTAAACCAAATCAAATTTACCTAGGTGTGATAGGTTATCGTCGCCACTGGCTTGAATAAATTGACCTTCTAGTCCAAACACTTCGAACCTTTTTTTAGACAATGCAATGCTTTCGCCACTGAGATCAATACCCACATACTCAGCACCATGCTTGGCAAATTCAGTTGCATCTGCTCCAAGGCCGCATCCAATTTCTAACACACGCTTGCCAGCATACAAATGAAACTGTGCTAGGTCTTTAAGGTGTGGTTCAACAAAGTAACGTTTTTCACTATTCTCGTTAAAGAATTGTTCGGTGCCAACTTCGCTGACGCTGTGGTTAATATTACAGGGCTGGCGATCCCAGTACTGTACAATTTTGTCTAATAGTGCGTTACTCAAAATGTTCAATCTTCCATTGTCTTAGTCGTTTGTGTTTATCAGTTGCTGCCATGCGAGACCAAACATCTTTATTTTTGCCTATTATGGAATTTCTCCACCATGACGTGTCTCGTCCAATGCTTTCAAGATACTTGGCAATCTTTTCTGTTTCGGCAATTCGTCGATTTCTCCAGGTACTGTGATTGAAGTCTCTAGGATCATTACCGGACATGTTTTCAAACATAATACGGTCTTTAAAGGTGTTATCTAAATTTTCACCAGTAAGATCGTATCGTTCATGATGAATCATTACTGGAATATTTTTTACAATATCTAACATCCAAGCCACTTGGCTAGTCCATGCATCGTTAATTTGATGTGGGCTCAAGTGTCCTGTGAGTTCTACCCATTTCTTTGGCAGGATAGGAAAGATAGCATAAGGATGTTCGTGATTGGTTTCGGCACGTAGCAAGTAAAACTCTTGAGCATTGTCTCGAATCACTTGGTCCCAATCCTGTGTTTTCATCACAGCATCGTCATTCCAAAAGAACAGCCAAGAGCCTTGACTGTGCTGGGCCAGTTCATTAAGATACTCATTTAACCGTGTGTATCCCAATCTTTCAAACTGTATGGCGCTGTATTCTACACCAAGATCATCAAGATAGGGCTGTATAACTTTTACAAAGTATGCAATGTTTTCGGCATCATCATTGTCAAATGCCAACATCACTTCGATTCGACTGGGGTCTTTGGCCTGGTCGAATAAAGTGTGCAAGCATTGTTCTAGTGGTTTTGGTCTGCCACGGGTGGGCAATAAAATACTGATGTCGATGGGATTGTCAGGGGGTAATAAGTTCTCTGTTGTCATATTCTATTTCAGGTAAGGTAGCCAAATTAGTTTTTGTTATTGTTGTTTTTCCAAAATTCCGCTTGCGAGCAAAGTACATGTTCTCTAAGAATCGATCCATGCCCATGGTTTTATCTTCTACACTATCAAATCTATACACACATGGTGTATTGATGTTGGCGTCATCCAACAAGTATCCAAGGAAGTCATAATCAAACTTTTGTTGGATTGGCAATGCAGGTAAATCTTTGTAATCAATCACATACTTTCGTTGAAACTGCAACAACTGATTTAGTATGTTGCTGTCAATAGTATACGTGGATCTCACAAAGTTGTCAATAATATTGAACACATGATTGATCTTTTGATGCTGTTGCATGTACAAGGTTGTACGATGCACAAGATTCCATCCAAACACTTCAATATTGCCAATTCGTGGATGATTGATACGACCGTCTGTGGTCCAGTTTTCAAAATAATTGCGTGTTTCAGCAAACTGTTGTTGAAACCACACATCACTTTGAATATATTTGTACAAGTCGTCGTAGAACTCACTGTAGTCAATTCCGTGTGCCTTGGCCAGGTATCTAGCAATGTAAGTGGTCAACCCATTGATATGGAATGTTTGTATAAAGCTATTCCATACCAAAGTGTCTAGCATCATTTCTCTTGGAATGTCTTTGGTGCCTACCACAACATCCACACACTCGCTTAGATCCACATCGCCGTAGCTACCACTCATGTAGTCGTACACTGGAACTGAATCCAGCTTCCACATTCTCTTTTGCAAGAGATTCATTTCGGCATTTTCCAACAACTGTGCCTGGAGAATGTTCACGCCTGTATGATTGCCTGCACGGAAGATTTGCCAAAAGGCATCCTTCCAGGTGGCCACTGTTTCACCAGGCAATCCCAAAATAACTTCTGTGTATACTGGAATGTTGCTACGATCACACAATGCAAAGATTTCGTCAATCTTGTGTTGATCAAGATTTCTACGCTTGATGTTTTCCAGCACATCGTGGTCCATGCTCTGCACACTCACAGTAAGACCTTGACCAAAGTTAGGGCTTTCATCAATAAGTTTTTTAACTATACCCACAACTTCGTTCTTTTGATTCTTAGCCCATGTCATGGAGAAGGATGCCAGTTTAGCCCAACGTTTTTGCACTTCAATCAGCTTGTCCACAATCATGTTATCACGCTCAATGAACATGCCAAAGTTGGCGTCTGTGATTGTGACAAATCCGCAGTGCTCGCCAATCCATTCTAACTCGTGAAACACTCTGGTAAGTTCAAACTTCTTGACCTTGTTGTAAGTGAGACTGCCCCAGTCACAAAAGGTACACTGGTAGGGACATCCACGGTTGGTTTCTAGTGTGGCATTCCAGATCACATCAGGATTCTGCGCCATTATCTTGTCAAAAATACCAGCAAGGTATGGACTGGGAATTTGATCCAAGTTGTCAATCCTTGCACAATCACCAGTGTCTACTAGTCCTGCTGGAGTGTTAATCAACAAGCCGGGAATATGTGTGAAGTCAGTGTCAAAGTCTTCCAAGATGCGTTTGAAGGTGATTTCACCTTCCATCTTGCTCACAAGATCCATAAACGGTTCTTTTTCAAACAACTTGGGATCTGTGATAGCAGGCTCGGGACCACCAAAAATAATTTTTACTCGAGGATTGAGTTCTTTGATTCGTTCAGCCAGTTTGTAATTGTATCTATGATTCCACACATAAGCACTGAATGCCACAATATCATTGTGTTGCAATCTTGTGGCAATTTCCTCAATAGGCTCTCTACGCCAAATTAACTCGTCAATCTCCCAGGCATTTTTTATGTGCTCAAACCCAAAGGCATAGCTTAATATCACACCTGCTGAATATGGCAAGTAGTAGGCGTTGAATTCTTTAGGCCCTTGTTGAAAGTTGGGCTGCACAAAACTTATAGTTCTTTTGGTCATGCTTTATTTAATCAGTCTTCAAGGTAGCTGTTACTTGTTGATTGGGGTCATTGGCCCGCATTTTAACCCAAGGATCACGTGTGCCGTTGCAACATTCTCCAAAGAAACTCATATCTTGATTTTTTACATCCTGCAACCATTGTGCTAATTTAATCGCATCATTCATTCTTGATTGTACAATTTCTGGATAGTTAAAGTCTAGAGGATTGCTCGGGTCACCTTCTAGTACAGTTCTGCGCTGATAGGTGTCATCATTGTTGGTGCCAGTAAGATCGAAGCGTTCATGATCGCAATAAACAGGTAATCTTTCAAAAATATCCAAGGCATAAGCAATAGAACTAACCCAAGCATCATTAAGGCTGTGTTGACTGATATGACCCAGAGTTTCATACCATTCACAAGGAATAATAGGAAAGATTGAATACGGATGTTCATTGTGTGTTATCACACTTAACAATTTAAATTCGCCGGTCTTGGCACGTATATAAGTGTCCCAGCCCTGTGTTTTCATTATACCAAGATCTGTCCAAAAGAACAACCAATTGCTTTGGCTATTTTTATTTTCAGCTAGACCATTTATATAACGATGTAGATTGTGATAGCCCATGGGCTCAAATATCACAATTTTGTGTGCTATGTTGTGTGTCTTAATCCAAGGTGTCACATGATGCAACATGTTTTCAAGTCCCACGGCATCATCTTTGTCCATACCGAACAAAATTTCAATGGTAGAAAAGTCAGTGGCCAAATCACGCAGGCTGGCCAGACTACGCATGAGCATGTCTGACCTACCACGTGTGGGCAACAAGATTGAAATATCTGTGCTCATATTTTGAAATTATCCGTGTTCTGTGTTTTCTGCTATGCGCTTCTGCAAATGATTCAATAACAAGCCGTAAGCAGGCAGGATAACCAAGAGACTCACAATAACTTTGCTGATTGAATTGTTGGTTGCAACAATGTGCCAGTTGGCAGCCATAAACTCATTAGCACCATATGCAAATGCAGTAAAGAAGAACACATAGGTATCAAAGAATGTGCTCACAATTGAACTCAACGCAGGTGCAATCCACCAAGTGGCATACTTCTCACGAATGTATTGGAACACATACACATCCAACAAGTTACTGATAAAATATGCACAACCACTACCGAGGCCAATACGAAAGGCCACTGAATCAGGTGCACCGCCTAGCTTGACCACTGCCATTGACACAATGATAGCAGGAATAAATGCTAATGCAATCACAGCACGACCAGTTTGTTTGCCCAACATTCGCACAGTCAAGTCGGTCAACACAACCACCAATGGGAATGTAAACGCGGCTGCTGCCAATGGTGCACCAAACACTGAAAATTTGTACTGCACAATGTAGTTGCTGATAGCAATAATAATGATATGTGCCAGCATGAGCTTGTAGGCCAATGCACGGTCAACGCCGTTTAAGATTCGATCTAACATGATTTTTCCTTGTTATATTAAGCGAACAGATCTTCCATCCACTCGCGATGGCCTTCTCTACAGGCCATATTGCTCTGGGTTTCACGTACTTCCACACGATAGCACCAGAGACGCTCTGCTTCACCCGGACCCCAATGGTCTGGAATGTAAACACCGTTCACATACTTGTACAGCATGTCTGCTAGGCCTTCACAACCCAGTCGAGGTAGGATTGTGAGTTTGGCCATTTTCTTTTCTTGTAATAACTTGTATGTTTCTAGCTCTGGGTCATCTGCAGATACCAGCAAGGTGTGATCAAATTGATCTTCTAATGTTTGCTTGAGTTCTTTGAGGCCGCCGTAGTCGGCAGCCCAGTTCCGCACGTCCAAATGGTTTGTGCCAAAGTAAAACTTCATTGAGAATGAGTAACCGTGAATCAAATTGCAGTGACTGTCGGCACGCCATTGACGGTATGCGCAGGGAAAAGCATCGTGATACTCTTTGGTGCTGGTGTACATGTATTGTACAGGTTGATGTGTTGCCATATTGTCCTCCTATGTATTATAGCACAGGCAGCAGAGTTTGTATAGCGGGAATGATGCCGGACAGGCCGCTTAGAGAAATACTTATGCAGGTTTCTGATAGCCTGCTGTTTTGTAGTTGGCCTGACCGGCTATCACACCACGCACACCACCAACAGGATCAGCACAATCGCCCACACGCCGTGGAATCAAATGCACATGCGGATACATTACAGTTTGACCTGCTTCGCGCCCCATGTTGATGCCGATGTTAAAAGCATCACACTTGCCATCAGCTACCATGCGCCGACCATGCCGCATGGCTGATTGAAAACAGTCTATGATCACGTCATCAGTATTGTACTGTGGAACAAATAACAAATGACCAGGCGTAACAGGATAACGATCACGAAATACTGCTACATGATAGTCTGACAGTTCTTCCACACGGTCATCCCAGGGTGCAATGTCTTGTTGATATGCAATTTCTAAATCAGTCATTCTTGTTCCAGTTTGCTGTAAAACCAGTATTCAATATCGTCATTGGTTAATCCTTGCTAATTAATAGTCCTACAATTTTTAAAAATCCAATAATGGCAGCAAATCCTGCCACAACCAATGCAAGACCTGTGAACAGATCTGCATAGTCTATCATTGCTGTTCCAGTGCCTCGATAGCATTATCGTATCCACGTTGGAAGTCGTCAGCATCTGCTTCGGCATCTTGCAGTTTCAGATACGGGTTATTGCATTTTTCGCCGGCCTTGGCCTGCTCGTAGCCTTGTTGATAAGGCGCTTGTTCGTAAGGTACAATCTTAGCCATTATTCTGCCCTTTCAATTTCGGTTGCTTCGCGCACCAACACCAACAGTTCGTCCACAGTGTCAACAATGATCTTGGAAGTTTTCCAGTTGTCTTCGTCGTCTCTACCGCCAACTTCAATCATGTAGCCATTGTCATACATGTTGATGGTAAAGTTTTCATTGACCTTGACCAGCTTGTCGCTAAGTCGGTTAACTGACCCTGGGGTCTTTACTTTTGCTTTTGATTTTGCCATTTGATTTTCCTCTGTGGTTAATGTTTCAAATTCCTGTTTCAACGCCTCGAGTGCGTCTGAGTCTGCTTTAGACATCTTGGGTCTCTTTTTTCCCATTTAAATTTCCTCCAGGTGGTATTGGGAATAGGGATAGTTGGTCTGCAACCATTCCAACAATCCTTCTTCTGCTGGCATCTGAATGTCGCCAGCGCGATTGGTAATAATTATCATCGTGGTGCAAAGTCCTGCTGTAGTTTGATGTTGTCAAAGAACTCTTTCTTCACGCTTTGGTCTGTTTTAAAAGCTCCGTGTAGTACCGTTGTTTGGGTCATTCTTCAACTCCGAAATGTAATACACCACCTGTGCCGTTGTCAAAGTGTTGTTCAATACGCTGGGCATAATGGTCGCCTTCTTTGGTGCCATCCATTGCAGCCTTGACACATTCAAACACAATCAACTCGGCGAACTTTTTACACTCTGGCATATCCCAGTGCCCGATACCAAACATATCCTTTGTGTATCCAGCCTGTTCAGCAAGTTGTCGAATTCGTTCGTTCATTTGTCGCAGCATCCATTTTGATAAATAATATGTAAGTTTAACATAGCAGCAGGATTAAGTCAATGTTTTTAGATAACAAATATACCAAAGTTTATTACAAAATAATCACCCGTTCTTACGAACGTAGCCATGTTAAAGAACGCAATGACGGGTATCAAACACATCATATCATTCCACGCTGTTTTGGCGGAACAGATGATTCCTCTAACCTTACTGTGCTTACTTACAAAGAACATAGGGTTTGTCATCGTTTGCTAATAGGTATGACTACCGGTGCAAGCAAATACAAAATGATGTATGCTTACAAACTGTTCAATGCCAAATACGATAACTTACATTTGCCATCACCTCAAATCTATTGCACACCTGAATCATACATCAAAATGTCCAACGCTAGAAAAGCCAACGGTTCTTACAAACGGGGCAAGGATAACATTTTTTCTACCCCAGCAATCGTTGAACAAGTTCGCAAACGTATGATTGAAAACAATCCTATGAAAGAACCTGAGCAAAGACAGCGTATGAGCCTAAAAAACAATAACCCTAACGTGCGTCCTATAGTAGTTGAGGAGATAACCTTTTCTACTATAGGAGCAGCATCGCGACATTTTAACACAACGCCATACTTACTCAGGAAGAGATTTACTTACCATTTCTTGACTGCAACTTAATGTTGTCGAAGAACTCTTTCTTGGTGCTTGCATCAGTTCCGAATGCACCCTTTAACACAGTAGTCTGAGTAAGACTTGAATGTGCCATAATGCCTCGATTGGTACAACATCCGTGCTCTGCCTCAATATAAACTGCTACGTCTCTGCTATTAGTCGCTGCCATGATCTCGCGAGCAATATCCATACATAGCTCTTCTTGGAGAGTGCCCCGGCGGGCACACCATTGTGCAATCCTGGTATACTTGGATAGACCGATGAGTTTAGGACCAGCAATGATTCCAATGTAAGCCACACCCGTAACAGGTTGGTGATGGTGGCTGCACATGCTCTTAAGCTCTGAACGCACCACCAACATGCCTTCGTATGCTCCGTCTGTGTCATTTGGGAAAGCTGTAGCATTAGGGCTTGCCTCGTATCTGCCAGCCATAATTTCATCAAAGTACATTTTGGCAAGACGTTTTGCGGTACCTTTTGAGTTTGGATCATTTTCTCTATCGATTAACAATACATCAAGCACCTGTTCAAATATGTCAGTAGCTTCGTTGATCAATCCTTCTTTGATATCTTCGTCAATGTACTCACTAATGTTGTCACCTGCCCAGAATCGTTTGTTGTCTGTCTGCATGCGTTCACGAAGTACTTGTGATAAGTTTTTTTCTGTCATATTACTCTTTGATAGTTATGTTTCTTAAATCTGGATACTTGACATATTTGGACTTTGGACAAAATTCTCTAAGGCCTTGTAACAATGCTAGTCCTTGTATGGCTTCTTCTGGTGTGGGCTTGTAATGGTATCCAACTTGAAACTCTTTCTGACTTTGCCATGGTGAGATATTTAGATCTCTACCGTCGTAGCGCATACAAATCATTGTGTCATATGCTGCTTTGTCATCAAGTATTATAGCACCACCACGGCCTATATGTAAAGGCTTGTCATGTCCAAAACTCAAACACTGCATGATGCCTGGTCGATACATGTCCTTTTCCATTCTACGAGCACTATCCCAAATGCGTGTTAGCCCAAACGAATATTCTCCTGTCCATTCTTCATCATTGTAAGAATACTTGATGCCTAACTTATGCATGGTCATAGGTATACTGAGATAGGTATACGGAGTCATTACAACTTCCTTTACCTGATCATATCTTAAACAAAGTTCAATGGCATGTGTACAGCAATCAGTCATGATTGCATACGGTGCTCCTGTGAACTCTGCTAGTTCTTCTTCAAACTTTTTTATCTTGTCAAACATACCATGCCCATGCGTGTTGTATCATGTCATCTAAATCATGATGACGCCATGCCCCTGCAACCATGCCAAACTTGGCAGGATTTGCAGTTAGTTCAGGCGGATCACCTGCTCGGCGAGCTTCTGTGCCGATGTCGGGCATTTTACCAATGATAATTCTTGCCTGCTCTATTACTTGTTTGACAGTTGTGCCTTCATTTGACCCAAGGTTATAGACCCCTGCAGGAATGTCATAATGCAATGCCAAGGCGTGAGCCCTTGCAATATCAGCCACATGCACATAATCACGCACACAAGTTCCGTCCACTGTAG